CCACAAAAAAAAGAGGCTTAAATGTATTTAGTTAACAATGAAACTTTACAAGCGATCCGCGATTTTAGCAGCTTAAAAAGCACTTTACATTTACGCGGTTATTATTGCGACGCTATAGAATTAGAAAAAAAAGCGGCGCTCAAAAAAATTGGTACAGGTAAAATTGATAAATTCGAGCAGCACCCTTTATTAACCAAAAAAGACAATATTGCCGAGCTTAGAATCAATAATATGTTGACTAAAACATTTGGTTTTTTTACTTGGATCATGGGCGGCACTGCATATAGCGACATCATAACAGCACTTGAAATAGCAGATCAAGACTCAACAATTGAGCAAATAAAAATCATTATTGACAGCGGCGGCGGCCAAGTTGCCGGGCTATTTTCTTTAATTGATATCATGCAAACTATAAAAACCCCCCTTGTTTGTTTAGTTGATGGACATTGTTGCAGCGCAGCTTATGCAATAGCCGCCCAATGCTCAACAATAACTGCAAAATCACAAGGCGAAACTATCGGATCAATTGGCATTGTCCAAGATGTTTATATTGATGATTATTTAATCAGCGTCACATCAAGCAACGCCCCAAAAAAACGCTTAGACGCAAAAACTAAAGCTGGGCGATCTGACATTCGCGCAGAGCTTGACGAGTATGAAAATTTATTTTTAGCAGCAATTGCCAAAGGCCGCCATTCAAGCATCAAAACAATTTTAAAAAAATACGGACAAGGAGCATCTAAAACTGCTATCAATGCGCTTAAAAACGGCATGATTGACAGTATCGAAAATTTCAAAAAACCCGATCCGGCGTTTGCTGGTAATTTAATCAATGCAAAAAAAGGAAATATCATGGATATTGAAGAATTAAAAACAGAGCACAGCGCCCTTTTTAATCAAGTGCTAGATCTCGGTAAACAGCAAGAAGTACAACGCGCGGCAGCTATGATCGAACTTGGCGAAGCGGCTGGCGCTCTTGATTTATCAATCGAATTAATAAAATCAGGTGCAGAGCACAGCGCAACAATCAACGCGAAATTTGCAGCCGCGCAACTTAAAAATCAAACTTTTGAGGCTATGAGCGCAGACAATGCAGACACTAGCGACATTGACGCAACGCCCGATCAAAATGTGCCCCTTGCAATAATCGATCCAACCGAGCTGGCAGCCATTCAAACAGCCAAAGATATGGGAGTAAAAATTCAATGAGCAACTTAATAAAAACAGAACTTGATTATGGTGAACTAGTTGTAAAACAGGGCAATATTGAAAGCTTTACATTTACCAGCGCCGCCGATGAAGTCTTAAAAAAAGGTGTGATCTTGGCACGCGACACAACTACACATAAACTAGTTTTATATGTGCAGGGTGGATCGGCACAGGGTAACGGTGTGCCATTAACTGTTAATATGAGCGATCTTGAAGTAAAAACAGGAGATCAACAACTGCGCGGCATGACAAGCGGCATTGTGCGCAAAGATCACTTGATAATTGCAGCAGATGGAGACGCGAGCAACGTAGGATATGCAGAGCAAGACGGCCTACGATCTTTTAATATTGATGTTATGATCGTTAACGATCAAAGCGTTATCGACAACTAGAAAAAGGGATCTTAAAATGAATACAGCAACACTAATATTATTAGCGCTTTACGAAGAAACAGCCCCGAAAGCAAATTTTTTAAGTAGCACTTTTGCAATGACACCGCGATCAGTTCACAACAGCGGAAAAGTGACATTTGATATAATCCGAGGAGGTGAAAAAGTAGCCCCGGTGGTAACATCAATTGAAGATGGCTATATCAAAGTTTCACTTGATAAAGCGACAAATAAAGAAGTTACTCCTCCAATTTTTAAGCTAAAATTCCCAATTAATTTAATGAACACCCAAGCACGCGAGCCTGGATCATCTCCTTTTGACACGCCCAACGAGATGAAAAATGCCCTCTCGAAATTTGTAGCTGGAATGCTAAATGTCACCGAACAAATTGAGCGCAATTTAGAATTACAAGCCGCGCAAATTTATCAAACTGGAAAAATAGCGTTGTGGGATGAAAACGGCAAAATCGCGTTTGCTATCGATTTTGCACCTAAAGCGAGCCATTTCCCAACTGCCGCTGTTGCTTGGGGATCTGGATCTGATAAAAAAACTCAAGATATAAACACGCTCGCAAAAGCTATTCGCAAAGATGCAAAAGCCCGGGCCGATGTTTTATTATTTGGTGAAAAAGCATGGGAAGCATGGATCAGCGATGCGCACGTTTTAGAGCTTTTGAAAAAGAACCAATACGACGCCGGGCGCTTTGAACCAAAAATGAATATGGACTCTGGCACATATCAGGGCTACATTTTTATAAACAATTATCGTTATGAAATGTGGACGTATGACGGTGTTTATGAAGATTCAAACAGCACGCTAAAATCATATATTGATGACGGCAATGTAGTTGTAATGGCATCTAATGCACGCCGCGAAAAATCCTTCGGTATGATCCCAAAAGTGGTAGCCGATGATCCGCGCTTGTCAAGTTTTGTAACTGGTAATATAACAGCAAATGGCTTGGCAATCACAACCGGGGCAACTATCGATCAAGATAATGAAAATGTTTTCGGTAAAGCTGGCACGCGCCCGATCTTATTGCCGATTGCTATTGATGCGCACGCTTGCTTAAAAACAGGAATCCAATAAAGGTTTAAAAATGACATACATTAAAAAAGCGGATCGCATTAATGATGATGATGAAATAAGCAAGCAAGATCTAACAGAAAACGCGCGGCAATATAAAACCACAGTGCCGCTACTTTTTGATCGCGTTATTTATGAAGCTGGCACATTAACTAGCGAAATAAATTACTATGCAAAAAACGAGCCACTTTTGCAAATTCATATTGAATGCGGTCTTGTTGAAGTTGCTTATGAGTCTGATTAAGCGAGTACAAAAAGATGCCCAGGCGATCATAAATTCTGATCGCTTTGGTTTTAGTTATGCGTTAACACTTACCGATCAAGCAAGTATTGAGCATAAACTAAAGGGCATTATGTCAATTATTCATAACCTTGTTGATCCCGACACAGGCCAACCCGTGTCTGGTTTTTTGGCGACCGTGTCAATAAACGCGGCCGATCTATTTGCTAAAAATATTAAAATCCCGGTAGGTGAAATGAGCAGCGCGGCGCGGCCTTGGCTTGTAAGTTATATTGATCAATTTTTAAGAGTTATCGAGATGAAACTAGTTAGATCCGCACCAGATTTAACTAATGGTAATATAATTTGCGATCTTGAACATTACCAGCGCATGACCCCGGCAGTGATCGGATCGCCTGGTGTTAGTGTAACAGAGGGTGTGATAAATAGCGCAAGTGTCAAATTGCAAATTGTTGATAAAAACCCTGGCGAAGCATATTTTCAACCATCGATCATGAACGGCACATACGGCGCAGCAATAATTACAAAAAACGGCCAGTTTACTTATAATTTGCACGCAAAATTAGTGCAAGGCTTGGCACTTGGCGCAATAATCACCGATAATTTTATCGTAAAATCAATCGATGGCACTATAAAAAATATTGTAGTTATAATTCATGGTAGCAACGATAAGCCAATTATTCACGCGATCACAGCTCAATCAGCAGTTGAAAAAGGCGCAATTATAACTGGTCAAATTATAGCCACTGATCCAGATTTTAGTGACTTACTGACCTACTCGACAGCAAAAAAATACCCAGGATTTATTTTAAAAAATGACGGCAGTTATACGTTTGATCCAAGCGATCTCGCTTATCGTCATATAGCAAAAAACGCGACAGAAATACTAACAATACCAATTATTGCAACAGACACAAATAATTTAACAGATATTAGCGATCTAGTAATAACAGTTCATGGCATAAATGAAGCTCCAACTAATAGCGACTATGTAACACTACCGAAAATCATCAAAAATACGCCGCGCACTTTTACAGAAGCGCAATTTTTAAGCAATGCTAGCGATATCGACAGTGGCGATATTTTACAAGTAGCATATATTAGCGTAAGCCACGCGCAAGCAACAGATCCAGATAAAAATCGCCTTATTCATGTCACGCCTAATTCTGGCTATTTTGGTAAAGTGCAATTTTCATATTCAATAATAGATCAACAAGGCGGTCTAATAAATACGCGAGCAAATAGTTTTATTGATGATATTGCAAGCCCGGCAGTTATCACCGCGCCAATTATAAATATAACAGCTTATTCATATATGGTTATTTATGCATATTTAATTATTACAGATGCCAACGCCGGCGAAGCTTTTTTTATACCAGGTCATATCAACGGAAATTATGGCAGCGCGGATCTAGACAAAAAAGGATCATTTGTTTATCGTGTTGATAACGCAGCAATAAAACATATCAAAAAAGGCGTAACAGTTATCGATCATATTATAGTTACATCTATTGATGGCACTGCAAAATCCGTGCCAATTAATATCACAGGGGTTAATGATCGCCCAACCATGGATCCTATCGCGCCTATATTTTTAATCAAAGGAGCGCCAATTTATCACGGCAAAGCAACAGCAACAGATGCAGATGATGATGCAATCCTTACATTTTCAACTACATCAAGCGCTCCTCAATTTAACATAAACACTGATGGAAACTACACTTTCGATCAAAGCAAACATAATTATGATTGGATGACACCAGGACTCAGTTCGGAAACTCACATTCCAATTGTCGCAACTGATGAACATGGTTTAGCAGCTAATGCTGTAATAGTAACAATAACCGTTACTTATCCGCTGCCTACTCCTGCGCCAAAAACCATGATCGGAGCCGCCAAAAAACATGATCAACAAGGTAAAAAATGAGCATTAAATTATTAACGCAACTTGTGCCTTTTTCATCAAATACGCAGCTAGTTATTAATAAAATAGCTGAGATTTTAATCTATGAACTAGAAAACCAGCAAAAAATGGCAGCACTTATCGGCAATGACGCAGATGATTATAATATCCGCGTATACACCGACAGATCAGACCCATTAGATCAATTTAAAGACGACAAAACCGCGCTAGTAAATGTAGAGCTTGCCGATAATATCGTTGATCTCAAAGCAACCGCAATTTATGGGCGGCAGCATGAAAGCGTCACAATTAATTTATATATTTATGCACTGGGACAGGCACGCGAGACAACAACCGGGCATATCCCAGCCGATTATGACGCTTCACAAAAAGTAAAAAAAGTGCGCAATGTTATCAACCGCATTTTACGTGCTGATATTAACAGCAATTTGCAGCTAAATAGGCATATAGTTAACAGCGTTATTATTGATTCCGCGCAATATTTAACCCCAGATTTTAATAATAGAGAATATGGATCGATTGTTGCAATGCGCATTGCTTTACGCTGCAATGTGATAGAAGAGCCGCTTATTAATTTTGGAGTTAAGCTTGAATCGATAGTGATCGATATTGAAAAAGATACAACTGGGCGCGTTTATACAACGCTAGAATACACCACTTAATTAAAAAAGGATCATAAAATGGCACTTGCAAATTCAAGCCGCGCGGCAGCGGTAAGTATCGACACAAGATACAAAAATTATAATCTCGGAGCTGTTTATTTTTTGCAACAACGTATAGCAGTACTCGCGCAAGGAGCAGATGCAACAAGCTATTCACTGGAAAAATTTGAAGCGACAACTCATCAACAAGTGGGCGACAAACTAGGGTTTGGATCGCCGGCGCATCTTAGCGCACGCGAACTTTTACCCGACAATGGAGACGGAGCACTTGGCGCAACGGTCACGATTTACCCCCTTGAAAATATGCAATCAGCTTTGGCAGCCGATGGCGCGATCACCCCCGTTGGCAAGCAGCTCAAAAACGCGCAATATGTAGTGATGGCAGGTGGCATAAAATCCAACCCTTTTACAGCGTTTAAAGATGAAGAGCCAGCGGCAATAATTCCCAAAATTGTGACGGCAATTAATGGCGTTTTAAATATGCCAATTATTGCTTATGATGACACAACAAGTGTTAAAATTAGCGCAAAAACCAAGGGCGAACTTGGCAATGATTTAAAAATAAAATTGTTTGGAATTGAACAAGGTATCGTGTTTACAGTTACAAAAATGGCCGGCGGTCTTGTTAATCCAAGCGTAATTACAGCTCTCGATCAAGTTGGTGGCACTTGGGAGACGATAATAGTTAACACACTGGGCGAAAGCGCACATGATCATCTGCAAATTTTCGGTGAGGGGCGCTGGGGTCAGCTAGTACATAAACCGCTTTTTGCGCTTTCTGGCACAAGCGAAGAAGATCCCAATGTTTTAATTGCTTATGCAGACACGCGCAAAGATGATCGAATAAATGGTGTGATTCCGTGCCCCGGATCATTATCAGCTAATTATTTGATTGCAGCGCGAGCAGTAGCACGAATTGCTAAACAAGCAAATCAAAACCCAGCAGCGGAGTATCGCGGTATGCGATTAGACACCATCGAAAACGGCAAAGATGGCGAGCAATGGAATTATTTACAACGCGATAGCGCATATAAAAGTGGAGTCAGCTCTACGCAATTGCAAGACAGCACGATCACACTTGATAACACGCTATTATTTTATCATCCTGATAATAACGTAAATCCCGAATTTATAAAGGTTATTTATTTAATCAAATTGCAAAATATTATTTATAATATTAATTTAATTTTCAATACAGATGAATGGAAACAAGCAGCACTAATACCCGATCATGAAGTTTCAAGCAATATTGCAGCACGCAAGCCAAGCGATGCGGTGGCCGCTTTGTTTACACTTACAGATAATTTAGCAAATAACGCACTTATTGCGGATCGTAAATTCACTAAAGATAATATCACTGCAAAAATCGATCCAAGTAATCCGAACCGCGTAAACACTAGCTTCCCAGTCAAATTAACGGGCAACTGGGATATCCATTCTATCGATCTATTATTTGGTTTTTATTTAGGAGCATCATAATATGTCACAAACAATCGTTGAAATCACAATTTTAGGTCGCGCATTTAGAGCGACAGCAGACGCAGCCGCCGAAACTTGCTTAGGCGGCTATGAATTAGAATATTTACCAAATGGTGACGCGCAAACTGGGAGATTTAAATCAACGATAAAAGGTTGGTCGTCAGCCGGGATCGATGTTGTTATCGATGATGAAAATCGCGATCTTGAATTTTTGCAGTCAGTACAACAGCAAGCAAAATTTGTGCCAATTAAGATCGTATATTCTGATGGGATCGTAAGATCTGGCAGCGGAAACATCACAGGCGAGATCAAAGCATCAAGCGACAGCGGCACAGCACCGATAACATTCGAAGGCGCCGGGCTTTTTCAATTACAATAAAAGTGCAACATTTCGCAGCAGTGATCGAAAATTGGCAATTAATAACATTTTTAGCGCTGGGATTAGTTCTTAGCGCTCACTTTTGAGTATTTAAATATGCAAATTTTAGGTTGTCATTTGCCTCATTTGTTAGTGTACGTTTTTTGTACAGCTTGCGCTCTTTTGTCTATTTTATGGGCTTTTTGCGTGTTTTTTGTGCTTTTTTTGGTAAATAAACAACTAAACACGCGCAGTAATAGAAATTTTTAAAACCGAAAATAAGTAACAAGAAATTTTACCACCGAGAACACCGATAACACCGAGAAAATATTTTTTTAATTCAAATAATTTTGAAATATCGCAAAGATGATCAAAGCACAAAGCCACACAAAAAGCGCGAAAATTATAACTTTTATAAAAGGCATAGGGAAACCAGTATTTTTGGTTTCTCTATACAAGCGCGATTGTACAATTCCGATCAGTGCAACAACAGCTACAAAGCGACTCAAAATAAAATCTAATTTTTCAATGGTCATTTTTCAGCCTTTTTTTGTTTTGATTTTCTCGGTGCTCTCGGTGTTCTCGGTGGTAAAAAATGTTTTTTAATTCAAATAATTTTGAAATATCGCAAAGATGATCAAAGCACAAAGCAATACAAAAAGCGCGAAAAATACAACTTTTACAAAGGGGGTAGGGAATCCAGTATTTTTATTTTCTCTATACAAGCGCGATTGTACAATTGCGATCAGTGCAACAACAGCTACAAAGCCACTCAAAAAAAAATCTAACTTTTCAATGGTCATTTTTCAGCCTTTTTTTTGACAAAAATCAAGCTTCAATA